GCCGACTTGCGCGCTGATACGATCTTTCCATACTTATTATACTTCAGCTGCTTCTTCGTCAGGCCCCCCTTTGTATGGTGGGCTGTCCCATGCATCACCTGCGCACGAGAACCAATAGCACGGTGAGCACCTCCTGTCATGATTTCATCAGCCATTTATTACTATGTCCTACATTTTTTGATTACTCTTTCAGTTTTGCCGCGACATCCCCATCTGACAGAATCACCTCGGACGGTAGTTCAAGGTAAAGAATACTGCTGAAGAATGGCGAAACTCTGTTTTCGAACACTACACTCCTGATTTTGTCGTTACTCGCCAGAGTCGAGATCAGGCGCGATTCAAGAGCAGTGCGTTCCAGTGTTGGTCGAACTTGTTTCACTTGCACTTTGCACGATGCACCGTCCCAGACACACAGACCCGAACAATCTGATTTCTCGGCACCCGTGCACGAATGCCGCATCTTACTGTAAAAGGTCGGAGGTTCATCGGCTTCACTGAATGTTAGGGTATCGTCAAACCAAGATTTTACGAGAGGGCGCAGTTCCTTGATATCAGGAGACGACTGGGACAGAATCCGTCGGAGTTCAGCATAATCCTCACCCTGCATATCTTGGGTCAACTGATACAGGAGAAACTCAAAAATCTCAGCTTCGTAGGTGACAGACCGAGCGGTTTTCACAGATTCGGGATCTGGTTTGCCGTAAACTAGAGTATCTTCGCCAACCTCGTGCACAGTTTCCATGATTTCTGTAGGGTCACCATCCAAAACTTCATCAGTGAGAACTGGAATACGCAGACCAGATCGTGTCACTAATTCAGTGACTATATGTTTGGCGTTAGCAGCATCATGGGCATAGGCGTATCCTGGATGAACATCCGCGGCCTGCTTGAGAAACTCCAACATCTCAGGTTTCGAAGGGTAATCGGATTGGGCGATCTCCGAATATCCTCCGACCCGCTCATCCAAAAAGGTGGGAATCTGGGACGTAGGACGGAATGGTAGAAGGATTGTTTTTGGGAGAAAAAGGGCTTGGGCGCGGGTATATGGATCTAGAACAACCTTCAATTCTGGAAGACGGTCTTTGAGTGCGCTCTTACTGATGAACGCAATAGCCTTGTCAATCGTCGGAATATCCCGAACACACGACTTTGCGCGTAGAGTTTCTAATGTGGGAACCAAATCTTTTGGAAACAGATTCATATACAGATTTCCATTCATCACTGGAATAGTTGATGTTCGTGAAACATGAGCAACATAGTCGACACTGGACATATCTGCGGCATCAACAAGAACGAGGACTGCTTTATTTGTTCGTCGAACGGCTCCAATATTCATGAAACAGGTGGAATGAATATCGTCACCCTTCACATAGATTGCATACACCATACAGTTGAGAGTAAGAGCCGCATACTCCAGTTCCTCAAGAGGGGTTAGAGACTTCTCTTCGAATGCATGCCCGATTGAAAATACACGTGCTGATAATTTATCATCAACCGATTCAAGATCGGCTTTTGACCATGAACGGAAGAATGAGCACCGTTTCGTAACTTCAGGAGCTGCGAGAGGAGAGGGAATTTTGGTAGAAACACCTAGAAGTTTCCCAAGGGTTTCGGCAGCGTGCCCTACACCAACACGAAAATATCCTGACTGGCCTGACTGAATACGGTTCATTGCTTCAAGGGTCGCTTTATACTCCAACGGAATTCCTAGAGCCCGACCCACTGCTTTGGGAATATAGGCAATACGCAGTTCTTCCAGCCTTGTTTTAGTTTCGCCAAGAACGTAGTATGGTTCAGGTTCTTTATTCGTCGCAGGAGCGGTTTGAGAATATGAGATCTTGGTGGTCTGGGCTGTAGTGTAACAGCACGGAATCTGCTTTCCAGATTTCTTTGATTTGTATTTAATGTATCCAGGATACACCGATGTAGAATCACGCTTGATCACAGAGTATTCAACAACATCCTGTGTCTTTTCCTCGGCTTTTACTGTTGACCGAACCTTGCCTTCACACACAGGACATTTGCCATCCACTAACTGGGCCTCTTTTAAAGGAATGCGGTCGACAGTGCACCAATATTCGGGACAAATAATAATTCCATCGGGATCTTTTACATCGAGAACACCTGCAGTTCCAGCAGTGCGAGGATCATATGCCGCCATTTCCTCTGTATCAAATTTTGCCAGTTCAGAATCTTTGAGAACAATTGGCTGACGAGGCTTGTCGCATTTGTTATACATATCAGATTCGGATGGATCATATGTTTCAGGGTCAAACTCACGGAGTTGACGCAAAAAGTAATCGGCCAGTGATGTCCGAGCTCCTTTAGGCTTAACTTTCTTTGATGATGCTGCCTTCTTTTCAACTTTGGGTTCCTCTTTCTTCTCAGCAGTTCCAATTCCTGCAATATCGCCCAGAAGTTCATCAAGAAAACTATCTTCTTCTGCGGCAGCCGCAGGAGTTTCTTCGGGAATAGCTGCCGTCTCTGATTCCACAATCTCCATACGTTTGGGACACACATCATCTAAATCGGGGTTATCGGGATGAATCAGGATATCGCGAAGCGCAGAAATGTAACTTACAATACGTTTCATATCGGGAGCATGGGTTACGGCTACTTTGGACGTTGCTAATTTGAAGGTTGGGAATGCAGAGTAATGTCGTTCACCAAGATCAGGGTTATCGGATAGTAACTGTTTCACCTTTTCAAGTAGAGCAGCAGAATCGGCGATCGAAATGTCAGGGAGCTGGTCGTGGATATCATCGGGACTTAAGGTCTCACTATCTTTCAGCATATTCACAACACGCATCTCGTTGTCCGAGAGTCCAATATCAGTATCGTCAGTCCGAAGAAATTTGAATACCAATTTGTCTTTGTCAGTAATATCGTAGATTGACCGCAAACAATCGAATCGGCGAAAATCTGCCTCTTTGAGAGGAGTATCGTAATGAATAACTCCTGACATATCTTGGAGTTCCCACCGATCGTCCTCGTAATCAGCAGGATCCAAAAAAGCCGCCAACCCGTCGATAGAGACTAGAAACTCCTTAGCACTCTTCTGGAGATCCAAATGCGTATCCGATCCCTCTTCCCCTCGAGAACACGAAATGGTGATTTCAGTCGAGTTCACTGTGATGCGATCGTATGTTCCACGAGCCTTTCCGCGGTAAATAATCAGGGCAGGTTTGTTCTTTGATGGCTTTGTGGCGTTCCACCAGTAAGACCATGTGCGCACATCAAGGAATGGACTCTTCTCATCAGACTCAGTAAAGAACTTGTGGCGAGACTGTTCCTGACGGCTGGAAAAGAACGTGATCACAGGGACATTGGGAGATACCGTAGTTCCGTAAAAGATCTGCTCGAACCGATTACGAATTGCGTGGCCAAAATCCGTATTGACCAAGGGCAATTTCCAGCGGACTTGGTTGATCGACACCTTGGTGGGAGAGGGAACCGATAACGAAGAAATGGAGCGCACGAGATCGGTCTGGCGGGTAATTGCTTTTTCGACGTCTGGAAGAACTTTGGCAGGAGAAACTGGACGTAAGCGGGGGTAGTATAGTAGTTCTAGTTGAGGGACCAGAGGAGTTTGGGGAATCACAACAAACTGGACAATTTCGTTTGGGTGCAGGGTTTTGAATAAGGCCCGAATATCGATAGTTACTTTAGCGGATGGAGGAAGATGTTCGGGAACATCGGTATTATTCTGGGGGTAGATCCAAGACCTGTCTTCGGTGACACCCAGAAGTCGCCGTTCACGGAATGGGGCATCAGACGTAGACTCAATCGCCATCCATGCCGATTTATCATAGGAAGTCTGGTCAAAAATAAACGGAGGATCACGGGCTGCGTTGTAATAGTCTATAGCCCTACGAACAGGTTTGCCTTCAGGAGACATACGAAGAAACAGATTCTCCCATTTGCGAGAATCTTTGGCATAATAATCGCCCTCGAACTGGCCTTCAACATATATACGGAGTCGATCAGGATGAACGCCAATTAGGGTTCCAATACGGTTTTGAATAGTTTCTATAGAATCGTCTGTGAAATATTTGAAGGTCGCAGAGTTCCCCGTTTGGAGATTGAGAACGGTTTGGGAAACCTCCTCAGACATCAATTATTTTATGCGACCAGAATAATGTCGTCATTCAACGTCGGTCTTGGAAGTTGGAAGAAGGGTGGTCGCGTAGCCGATTCGTCTATGTTAACTCGTAACGTCAAGCTCCTGGCCGTCGAGCGGGGAGTTGCGACTGAACTATCTACGCTAACTCTCGGAAATCTGGGAATTCCTTCCCAGTACCGTATCCCCACCGCCCAGAATATCCAGACAGTTTACAATGATGTCACTCCAGCCATGGCGGCCGCATTTAATTCTGCTGTACAGGTTCGCCGACGTATCCGTCAGTAAGATTTTGCCGTATACGTATAATAGATAATGCCTACCGTCCAATCGTTTGGATCATGGAAAACTGGCGGACCCGCAGTGTCCTCAGGAATGCTGACCGCAAATCGTCGTAAGCGGGCAGAGTATCTTGATTACCTGAATGCTCAGACCAATATCAGGACACCTGCAACACCTACCGCCTACGGTCCCGCTGCCTCTTGGCTAGGCCCTGTTCCGTTCGGATCCACTGCCCTCGTAACGCGGATGGCGGGCGGTGGTCCGATTCGTAAAACATTCAATCTCCGTGTGGTCCTTGCAAATAGCAACAAGGACCGCAATGCTTTTTGCAACGCGTGTAACGACCTTACACTCGCAAGTACTCGTTAACTTATAGAGGCGAATCTGTAATCGTCATACCGCAGTACTCCACTGGTGTCCTGCTGTAGTTGACGGGGGTATACACTCCAATCTTTGACGCATCTTCTAGAATCCGACGGAAATTTGCCCAGAACTCAGGTGTATGTTTTCCGGTCGACAGTTCGGCCGTCATTAAATGCGACATTTCGTGAAGGACTACAAACATGACCGTGTTCATATCCACAAACGGATACGAAGGCGGATTGGTCTTGTCGCGGAGACACAGAACGATCTTTTCACCCTTGTTCTCGGAATACGATGTATCGGGAGACGTCATAGAGTTTTCCATCAGGTGATCGGCATTGAATCGTTCCACCAGGAGTTTGGCTTGGGGATCCGTCTCAAACTCATCCTGCTTGTAAAACTCTACTACCTTCTCCATATTGGATTTCAGAGTTGCAAGGTGTTCGGCTGCTTGCTGTTTTCCTGGGAGGTCTTGTACAAGGTAAGCTTCACCATCTTTCTCTGCTTTAACAGTCACAAGGTTTCCAGGTCCACCGTTCGCATATAGGTATAAGAGATACCCTAACATGCCAACTGTGATTGCCACGATATGTGGCGTAAACTTCATTATTCAATCACGTTAAATTACTTAAAGCATTCCATTTACTGGGCTACCTTGGAGCCCGCACCCGACTCGCCGATCTCCAGCTCGCGGCGATACAGGTCAGGCTCAATTGTGGAGTTCAGGAAAGGCGAGACGGCCGCACGCGGATTTGGCGGGTCGGAGCGCACATCGAGGTTGGCGTTGCGGAGGGACTGGCCGACCGTATTAATACCGTAGTGGTAAGAGGGCGACAGCAGGTTCTGTCCCTTCAAGTCACCGAGCCCAACGGGGTTGGTGGCCGCCCAAGACGCACCGAGACCGCCCTGGGGGAGCAGCTCCTCAGGCGAGAGGACGGACTGAGAGTAAGTCTGCTGCCCTGTCGGGTGCTTAGACTCCTGTGAGAGAGAAGGGGCCGCATTTCCGCCCTCAGAGTGGGCACTCACCATTGTGGGGGCAGACGGGTTGTTGGAAAGAGGTCCCTGGGGCTCCAGTCCACCGACCTCGAGACCCTCGCCGAGGAACTTCGAGCCACTGTAGGCATTCACAACGGCGACAAGGACGACAATGCCAGCGACCACGGCACCAAGGCGAACCATGCTATTCGAGGATAGTTTCATCGCTAGTTTATATTGTTCTGTAGACAAAAAGAATGGATAAAAAGGAGAAGGAAGCCTCAGGGCGTGGCTTCTTCGATAATATCTTTCAGGACGTCCTTGAGTTTTCAGCGAAGCCAGAGACGCACGGATATATCGAACACCATATTATCAAGCCCTTACTTTCACGCATTTTCCACCATCTTTACCCCTACATCATTGGCATCCTCCTTCTCTGGCTCCTGATGTTTGCTTGTCTGGCTATCATCCTCCTGCTTCTGATGCGCGGGAGCATTCTCGATAGTATCGTCATCTTTCGGAAATAGGGTCCGAGTGAGATCCTCCTTGTTAAGACTCCAGAACCCTCGCAGGCCACGCTCCTTTGCCGTATGACGCAGTTCCATAATCGTCATCTTTTCGATCTTATACTTGTTTGGAAGTTCGGGCATACCTAGAAGCTCAACAAGCTTAGCCTTAGGAAGAACATAGTATTGCTTGATGCGGCTACCCTTTGCCATCTTCTTAAGAGCCATCAGCGACATAGAATTCAGGTCGACGGACGTAGACATTTCGTAGATTAAATGTGGATTTACCATAACAGAACAGGATGGATCTGGTATCCGTTTTGGTGGTTTTGATTTCCACGTTCCTTGCTTTTGGGGCGGCACTCTACGCTTACGGAATGTCGAACCTCGAAGAAATTAAAGACAACTGGGTTCAGTATCGCTGTAATCCTCTGTATATGCCACTGGCTGATATGGTAGGCTCCGATATATTCACAAATTTTACGAACTGCACGCTTCAGGCGACAAACACGTATGCAGGTGTGGCTCTCGATCCAATTTACAAGAACTTCACGATTCTTACCGATACCGTAAATATTATCATGAATTCGATGAATGATATGCGCGCCGCTATTACTGGGGCATCAAGTGGATTCTTATCAATTATTCAATCTACATTCGCAAAGATTCAGAATACGATGTATGTGACTACTCAGTTGTTTGGACGTGTGCGCACAATTGTTAGTCGTATGATGGCGACGATGGCTGTGATGATGAATATTGTGAGCACAGGAATTCAGACAGGACAAAGTATTCAGAATGGTCCAATTGGTAAGGCTGCTGAGTTTTTCTGTTTCCATGCCGATACACCTATCAAGATTACAGGGGATAAAATTATGAAGATTTCTGAGATTACTCCTGGAACAAAATTATACGATGGTCAGATAGTGATTAGCACACTCAAGTTTGTGGGTGGATGCCCGATGTTCAGGCTAGAAGGTGTAAGCGTTTCGGGCAATCACAAGGTTCTGCACGACATGGATTGGATCCGTGTAGAGAATCACCCAGACGCCAAACCTGTTGACACCTGTGAATTTGTGTATTGCCTGAACACGACCGCCAACCGTATACTCATCGGTGAACATATCTTCAAAGATTATGAGGAAACTAGCACGCCCCGCATCCTTCGAGAATTCTTTACGCGCGTCCAGGCGGTGTATGGCTCAAAGGATCTAACTCATGATAAGATTGCTCGTCCCGAAAAATATACGTATACAGGTATTCTACCTACCACGCTTGTTAAGATGGAGTCGGGTGATATGCTCCCTGCAGGGTCTATACACATTGGTGATCATCTGGCTCTCGGTGGTGTTGTCAAAGGAGTTATTCGTCATCGTATATGTGGTCAAGCACTCCACAATACGCGAGCACTAGCACCTGGAACTTGGGTTCTTGAAGAAGACGGACTTGTTCCTGCGCTCTACATTGACAACTATGAGAAACACGACTATGTTCAGTTCATTACCGAACACTGTAAGTATTCTCTGGGCGATATGGTTATTCTTGATGATCATGAAGTGGACGATGACGAGATTCATACTTGGCGTGATTTGGAGGTTCAAAAAGAGATGATCTAGATATAACATAATGGATATCCCTGCGACAGCCGCAGTGATCATTGGCCCCCTCCTGATTGCAGGGGTCGTTCTCTACACCTACGCACAAGCAACTCTCGACGATGTCCGTGCTGACTGGGTAAAGTATCGCTGTAACCCTATCTATATGCCCTTTGCAGGTGGGGTTCAGCCTGATGTTACAACCTATGAGAATTTCCAGTTCTGTATCTCCTCAATGGCTCAGCAGGTTTTTCAGTTATTACTAGACCCGATCTATATGCTCTTCAACGTCTTCAATCGATTGGTAGAAAGTATTAGTCACCAACTTCGCTACTTTCGTAACTTTATTAGCGGAATTCAGATGTTCATTACCTCGTTTACCGCCGAAACGTTCGCAAAGATTCACGATTCATTCGGAGTTCTGATGTCCCTTCTATCACGCATTCGCGATTTGATGTCTCGTCTGATTGGATCAGCAGGATACACTGCAGCCATTGCAATTACATCGGTAAAACTGATAGAAGCTCTTGTCGGTTTTATGAAGACAGTGATTACTGCTATTGTCATTATTCTGTTCGCAATAGGTCTCATTCTTGTCTTTGTAGCTCCCCAGCTTCTAGGATTTGCCATATTCTTGGGAACATTCCTTGGCTTATCTTACTGCTTTCATCCCGATACACCAATCAAATTACAAAATGGGCAAACAGTTCTTTTGAAGCAGGTGCGGGTAGGAGATATTCTGAGTTCGGGAGCACGGGTTACGGCAACGATGAATTGCCTTGCCAAGGATGTTCCGCTCTACGTCTACGACGGAACCATAGTCTCAGGAACTCACCTTGTTCGTGAAGACGGAGTATGGACGTATATTGAAAAGGCGAAGAGGTCAGTTCCGTATGACGGTCCCCCGCCACACACACTCATTTGCCTGAACACAACTGACCACCAGATTCCTATTGGAAACACAGTGTATGCCGACTACGAAGAGATCGAAGAAGAGCTAGATTACGAGCCGCTAGAACCAACGGATACAGTCTTTACAGGTGCAGGGAAAGTTCCACTAGAGAAGTGTTACCCAGGCCTCCAAACAATTGATGGACCCATTCGGGCAGTTGTCTACCTAGAGAATGGAAAGATGCAAGTGTTTATGGGCAATACAGACGGATATTTCTATATTAATGGAGGGATACGCAGGGTTCGCGACTACCCCGATTCTCACGATCCCAAGGTTCTAGCACAGATTCAGGAACGCGTGCTCGAAGAACTAAATTCGTAATATGTATACAAATGAAGGACAAGACAACCGTAGTTCTTGCCGTTGGCGCAGCGGCCTTTGTTGTAGCCCTTGCTGCACGGTATTTTCTTTCTGCTGGTCGCGAAGGGTTTATGCAGCACGAGATCGGTGCCCCTGCGACAGGAGGTAGCAGCGATGGTGCCTATGACGGTATCGATATTTCCAACGGAAACTCTTGGTCATCTGTCACAGCTCCTACCCCTCTAAAGGGATATGAGGCGGCGGATGATAATCAGCTCTTTGAATTCCAGAACTCTGTGTTCAAGCCCGAGTGCTGCCCGTCCAGCATTACTGCAGATACGGGATGCCTGTGCATGACATCGTCTGAGGAGAAGAAGCTGGCTTACCGTGGCGGAAACCGTGTAGAGACAGCTTAAGTATAAAAGCGGTTTAGATTGATCCTTGTATAACAATAAACAATGTCAGGATCCTTTGATGTGCAGACTGTTCTCAAAGAATGCCTAGATGATATCCGCAAGGAGTTTCCGTCTCTTGCCGAGACATTAGATAAGGAGTATGCTGAAATTAATTTCAAAGCTGAGGTAGAGCGGTTCAAGATTCTTCTTCAACCGATCTTTATGCAGGTGGTGAAGAAGGATGACAAGATCTTTGAGGAGCCGCGGATGTTCCTTCGTGGAATTGATTTTTCTGGGCTGATGAAGGATGCATCGGAGAAGCAGAAGGAGACGCTCTGGACATATACTCGCATGTTCCTTGTGTGTTCGTACCTCGGTTCAGACATCATGGAGACAGTAAAGGGACTGTGGTCTAAGGTGTCTGGACAGGCATCTACGGATGAGGTGGACGATATTCTGAAGGATGAGAGCACTCAAAGTGGAATTCAGGATCTGCTTGAAACGCTGAAGGATACACGCATCTTCAAGTTGGGAATGGAGGTTATGGAAAACCTCAATGTCGAGTCACTTGGACTGGGAGATATTGATTTCTCAGATATTGGTGGACTAATTGAGATGGTCAAGAATCCCGAGCATCCTGTGACCAAGCGGGCGATCTCGGCGGTTCAGAAAATGATTGAGCAGAAGATGAGGACGGGAAGCCTGAAGAAAGAGGATTTCATTCGTGAAATCGAGATGCTCAAAGAGAAATTCAAGCATTCGCTTGGACGTCTTTTTAAGAAGGAGTTTTTCGGAGAGGCTGCGGCTGGAGCAGGAGGAGAACGCCCGACCCCTAGTGCCGCTGAGCTAACGAGCAACCACCCCGAGGCGCGTCGTGCGCGAATGCTGGCTCGACTCCAACGTAAGGTTGGTAAGAAGTAAATCTCTTTATTCCAATAATGAGCGGCCGAGAACAATTTTGGCTGAACGATCCCGCAAATTTGTTTAAGCGATGGAGCCGATTCGTTCCTACGAATGATATGACCGTCCCCGAAGCCTTAAACGCTGTTGTGCGTTTCACGATTTATTCGGGAATTCTGATTTCCCTGATTACCCAGAAGTCGACCTATCTCCTCCTCATACCTGCAGTCATGGTTGTGTCTGCTATCCTTGTGCGCATGTATCCTGAGACACAGGTTCTGAAAGAAACATTTGGTGGTCAGGGTGGTGCGGCCGCGACGCCGCGGGCCAGTAATCCATTTATGAACGTTTTGTTCACTGATTACGTTGACAATCCTGATCGTGCCCCTGCTCCGTCAAATATTAATAATAATGCCGTGAAGTCCAGCATCGACGAGGCGTTCTCAAAGACGTCCGACCTGTTTATGGATACATCCGACAAGTATGGCCTGATGCAGTCTGCGCGTCAGTGGGTGACCCAAGCATCAACCACCATCCCGAACGATTTGGAAGGATTCCAGAAGTTTCTAAATCAGGATAATGTGTCGCGCAAAGAGATTTCCGAGTCCTATGTTATTGCCAAGGGATCTACAAACTCTCCTAAGGGACTGCAATAAATTTATGAATATCATCAGGACTCATGAGTGCACCTGTATGATGTTTGTTCTCCCCCTCTTTCGTGTGGAGGGCGTAGGTCGGAAATCCGTCTACCCCCATCATCACATCATTGGGAACCGCCTCCTGCTCCACTTCCATAATTTTAATATCAGAGGGAGCACTGTTACAGAAGGCTTTCCATGGTTTCTCGGACATCTGGCAGGCACCGCACGTCTTACTGTAAATCCGCACCAGCATCGGAACATCCTGCGACATTTCCTGTAGAACCGCCTCTTTCTCCGACGGTTTTGTGTAAGATTTAGGTTTGGGCATTTCAATTATAAAGTATCGCGAAATTATAATAATAATAGTTTACAATGTCATGTATTTCGAATCTATATCCCGTCAGTAGAGATCTCTGGGTTGGTCAGGACACAACAGGTGTCTCTCATCAATTCAGAGGGCTTCAGCAGTATCAGGAATATGTAGCAAAACTTTTAACTTCAGGAACAACGTGTCCTGTTCCATCGACTCCTCATGCGCCCGCTATTATTCCACAGGATCGGACGCCGTTTACAGGATTTCTGGAATTCAAGCCCGCAGATGTTCAGCAGCAAGCTAAGTATTCAGCTATGTCGCCTTACTGGGTAGGAAGCGAGTCGACTGACACCGCATTCGGTCAGGGACTCAGTAAATCTCTTTCCCGATAGGCACGCCCTTCGGGTTCATGGGAGCAGGGAGCGCGCCCGTCTGCTGCGAGGGGTATGAATCAGGAACTTTTCCATAATCTCCGCCGTTTGGTCCAATTGGGCTGTATCCTCCCATCTTTTTTAAATTCTTCGGCAGATGTTTGTGCTTCATTGTGCGCCGACGAAGAGTGTTACGACGATTGCGATGACGGCGACCTGCTTTAGTGGCCTTTGTTGTCTTTTTCACCATCTATTATAGTAATAGTAGAAGAAATGATCCGTGATGAAGTGATCTTTTGGGGAGCCGCTATCCTTCTTGTCTTCTTCGCATTCGTTCTCATGCCCGCCCACGAACGGTTCAAGGACGCGCAGGGCCGTGAAACTGATGTATCTCCCGATGCCCCGCCGAAACCTGAGTGGCTCAAACCCATCAATGAACGCACTGGACAGAGAGAAGGATTCTGGGGATCAATCACCTCCTTTTTCACACCGAGTCGCGAGAAGATGAGAAATAAAGAAGCTGCACAGGACTTTCAGAACTATTTGGGTAGACCTGCTTCAAATGAAACCTCACAGACCACTTCGAACAGTTCGGCTGCGACACCACCTCTCTCGGGCGTCACGGCTCAGCAATCTTCGACTCCTCCGCAGTTCAATACCGATTCCACGCTGGGGGCTACGACGGGAACGACGGGGATGGAAAAAACGTTGACGCAAGGAGATCTGCAGGATGCTCAGGTACGGTTTATTCAGACCCTGATTGGAAACGAACCAGACCAAGCTACAAAACGGGGACTGGCGAACGGAGTGGCAGTTCTCCAGCAGTTGGCGAAGAGTGCGCCGACGTCAGTCACCAATGTTCCCATCGGATCATTTGAAAGGGCGGTTTACAATAGCCTCACAACTGCTCCCTCAAGTTACACGTATAAACAGTTTGCTATGGCTTACCAATCTGCAGGGGGAGTGAATGCGTCGTTCCAGAATATTGTGCAGATGGTCCAGTCAATTCCCAGTGGAATCAATATGACAGCACCTCCACCTCAAATAGTCTCGAATGTATCACAGATGTCAGACATGGGTGCGCTAACTCCTCCTGATCTGTATGGACCTGGTCCCAATGTTCTGCGCTCTGCTCTCAAGAGTTGTTCGTGCGGATCCCAGACATCGGGTTGCCCGATTCATGCCTGATAATTTGATAGTTCTAGTAGATAATGAGAGGATACACGTTCATCCTGTGGGGTCTTCTGGCACTCCTCGCCCTTTACTTATTTTTCACACTTGGAGGACGCGAATACTTTGATGCGTCCACTCGGCCTAAGCGCGCATCCCTGTGGCAGGATTCAACTGGTGCATACACTGCATACTGGGAACCCCCCGATACAGATAATACCTACAGTTTTGAACTTCTGATGTCCGATGGCACCACATATTCTGTCGATCCTACCAATAAACCGTATCAGACCTATCTATTGGGCCAGCGCAAGACAATTGGATTTTCAGGAGCAGTTGCGCTTACAGATTTGGCAACTGGACGAAGCAGTGGAGCAGTTCAGATGAATAATATCACTGCAGCAGCAGGCAAACTTCTAATGAATTCTGCTCAGTCTTCCCCTGCATCTTCCTCTTCCTCCTCCTCAACAACAACAACAACAACAACTGCTCCAGCTTCCTCCACGGCTCCCGCGGCTTCTGGATCTACTTCTACCCCAACAAGTATTATCCAGCCTCGCGGACCGTCCTTTCCTGGTCTTACCCAGCAGGCTACACTTGGAACATCATCGCTCGTATCGGGAATCGCAGGTCTTCTCTTGAACCCCGATGCATCTACAATTATCACAACAGGGCAGATACCGATTGGTGATGTTGGTCAGCCGAGCCAGATTTACGAATATAATAACGGATACGCAGCATTTGCAGCGAGCGCGAATTTGTTTGGAGATTCAATCAACAAAATCAAGACAGATATGCAGTCGACTGGAAATGAGTATAATGTGAGTGTTATTTCAGATAACGGTATTCAGTATACCTTTCCCCTAGCGCAAGTGACAAGTGTAACATCGTCTACGAATGGCGATGTGGTGGCTTACAACCTTCTGAACACTTCGCATCCGAAGGGGAACAATATGTTCACGGGAAATGGAGCCAAGACAATTGGTATTGAGATTACGCTGGTAGGACCATCGGGAGCTTCTGGAGCTTCGGCGAAAGCGGACCAGACTCCTCTGACCTCCTCTATCTCAACTCTCAACCCACTAGCTACAGGGGTTGGTTCTACCCTGAATGCCCCTGCCAATGCGCCGACATATGGTCCCGCTGGTGTCGGAGGAGGGGGGCCCAACGGAACCATTCCTCCTCTTGCGCCAAATACGTCGTCAACACAGCCAGGCGCGGGTTGTGCGTCGAACACTGTCCCGAAGAGTTCGCTGGTTCCGTGCTCGTGCGCGACATCGGGGTCAGCAAGTTGCTCGATGCATCAAGGATCCACGTGTGGATCAACAGTACCAGGCCAACCTGGATCGAGCTGCTCGGATCCAGCAGACACAATTTCATCGCTCACAAAAGCACAGCGGCAGTGGGATCTGATGAAACCCTTTAATTCAATCATGGGGGATGTCCCAGGATACCTAAATTCGTTTAGCGCTTTTGGGTGATAGTATATAATGTTCGGGCTTAACAACCATCGTGGAAGTTGCTGGGTAAACGCCGCACTTCAGGGATTGTTCTCGTGCCCCCCGTTAGTGGATCGATACTCAGAACGAGAGAATGTTGATAAGGAAAATCCTATTGATGTTTGTCTTGAATCCATTTACCGAAATAAGGGAGAGACTGGTCTTCGTGAATTATTTGAGTGCATCAAAACCACCTATCTCCCTGCAGGTGAGAATATTGGAGACAGTCATGAATTAATTGTGCACCTGTGTGACAAGCTCTCGTGGCTGGACAAGGAGTTTCGGTTTCAAGTTGGAGATAAGATTGAGTGTAATCATTGCCATGATTCGCAGTTAAAGACAGACACGGTTATTGATTTGAATCTGATGCCTTCTAATCCAGGTATTACTCTTCTCGATGCAATTCAAGAGCATGTAAGTCCTCATACGGTTGCCGAATGGAAGTGCGAGAAATGCAGTGGACTGGGGTGCACGAAGCAAGTTCTGTTTGGCACGTTTCCAAAGGTTATGATGATTTGGTCTATGACTCCTATCGAATATTCCAGTCTCCTAGTTCTCAACAACCACAAATACTTTCTATTCTCCGTTATCTGTTTCAATGGTGGACACTGGTTCTCATATGCTCGTAAACTACCACCTGGACATGCATGGTATGTTCTCGACGATACCTCTGTTCGCGAGATGGATTCGAAGAAGTTTCCCGTAGATCGCACGATGAGAGTCCTGCTTTATTTCCTGTATGAAAACTAATGAGCGCCCCAGTGTCTTCGCCACCTCCATCTTTACCGACACTTACACTACCGCCAAATGAGTCGGTGATGAACATGAAGGTTGGAGATATTGTGAAGGCAATTATGTCTGCGCTACAGCAAGCCTCAAAGTCTATCCAATCTGCTGCCCAGTCGGAGCCTGATCCAACTGCCAAAGCTGCATTGGCGGGCGTAGCCAATACAATTAGCCCATCTTCTACGACTACAACCACAACGAACAATGTAATGTCGGGAGCAAGTATCCCTCCGACAACAATTACAATCTCACAGGCGGGTGCATCTACAAGTGCCACTCTTCCTGGTGCTGGAAGAGGTGGAGCTGTTCCATCTATCCCTCTTCCGTCCACAACGTACATGACTCCTCAGCCAACTGTTCCTACCTCTACACCTACCCCGATGGCTACCCCTACAACAACATCAACGGCCGACGCACTAATGAATCTTCGTCATACGAAACGCCCTCTTCTGCCCACTGTTGTGACACTGATTATCGTATGTGTTTTGGGAGTTATTTCCATCTTCCTAGCACTATCCGATACAGTTGCATTCCTCGCATTTGTAGCCCTTGTAGGATTCATTGGATTCATTCTATATTCGTATGGATTTGTTCAGATAAAGAAGACGGATACTGAACTTGATATCACATATGACCTAAACCCCTTCGAGGATTCCACGTCAACAAAGGCAACAACTATGGCCCCATCACCTGTGATTCTGCCACCATCAACAGAAGTGTTTTATGTCTCAGACAATACGTTCACGTATTCACAGGCCCCTGCCGTGTGCAAGGCCTATGGCGCAACCCTTGCATCCTACTCACAGGTGGAGGAGGCTTATCGCCAAGGTGCTGAATGGTGTGGATACGGCTGGTCGGAGGGCGGCATTGCGCTGTTCCCGACCCAGCAGGCAACATGGGAGAAACTCCAGAAGGAACAAGATTCACAGGCGCGGATTAAGTGCGGTCGCCCTGGTGTCAACGGAGGATACTTTGATCCTAGCACCCAGTTTGGCGTGAACTGCTACGGTGTCCGCCCTGCCAAGAAAGCCTCGGATACTGCACCCCCCACCACGTCTCCCGATATGACAGATCGTCTCGTTGCCCAGTTTCAGCAGAATTTGGCAAAGTATGTTGTATCACCCTTCAATCAGAAAGTATGGTCGGAGGTTTCGGGCAACCCGCAGGATATTCAGTTATCACAAACACCAACACCATCTGCTGCTACGGTTCCTGGAGCAACCCAGCCTGTAGCCTCGACTTCCCCATCAACTCCTACTAGCACAACAAAAACCGAGACCGATACACTCTTGGCAGCGCTTCACAGTATCCCATCGCCGCCGATCGCTCCGCCTGCAAATGTGAAGAGTGTCCTCGCCCAAATTGAGGAACTTGGAAGTGCACCGATGGGACTGCTCCGTGATTCGTATGATGAACTCACCGAATTTGTTCATGAGATAGTATAATGGCTACCCGCATAGACGAGGACGCAAATATTTACCAGTCGCGCTGGACGTTTCAGACGCCAGTCAATGCTCAGGATGCCCCGCCCCGCACTCCCTTTGTTGGCTCGTTCAATGTCCCTCTTGCTAAAGAGCGCCTCCAGCCAAATAATTTCCAGTGGCTTGTTTACCGCCCACAGGAACATTCCATTCCTCCGTTTGAGTATTTCAAGAACACCCGTGCTCCGTCGCGGACTATGGGGTCCCGAAATTAAACCAACTGATAGATAATGATTGAGGTCGCACTTTTTACAGGTGTTGGTTTGCTAGGATACATCCTTGCGACCCAATACAATGATGAGTCGAAGAATAAGCCCCAAATACACGGGCGTGAGGGATTTCACGATGCAGTAAGTCCTCCTCGTTCTGCGATTACGCAGAATGATAGTGTTGCCCTATCGCAGGAGCAGGGTCACAATAATATGGTTCCCTTTTTTGGCGCTAAGGTGACTCAGAATATGCGCTCTGGTGCAACAAACTCGATTTTAGATACGTTTGCAGGAACGGGTAATGAGTATTTCCAGAAGCGCGAGGTATCCTCGTTCTACGACGTGGTCCCAGGTCAGGGACTCGTGTTTGGTAATGCCAACGAGTCAGATTTCATGCAGTCCCGTATGGTTGCAGGTAACAATATGAAGAATGTGTTCCCGATCGAGCAGACGCGTGTTGCTCCTGGTGTCAACGATGGATACAACAATCTTGGTTCGGGCGGTTACCAGCAGTTTACAGCGGCACAGGAGTTTGCCAAGCCGCGCACGACCGATGAGATTCGCACAGCCAACAAACCCAAACTGTCGTATGATTCTCCTGTCATTCCTGGCTCGCATTTCATTACGCAGCCTGGTCTACAGGCCCCAGTGCTCAAGAACCGTCCAGACACGTTCCAGGTTCTCACGGATAAGGATACGGGTGAGTTGATGTATCTCAATACTACGACGGGTGCACAGGTCGCCCCAGCCTCTTTCCCTGAACAGATGCAGAAGGAGCAGCAGCGCCAGACTACCAGTGTAGAGTATTACGGAACGGGTGGCGCGTCGTTCACATTTGCCAACTATATCCGTGAGTTCACAGAGCCATTCGAGCAATTCATGAAGCTGACGGTAGGAGAGTGGGCGGGTCCTAGTGGCGGTCAGGGTGCAGCCACCGAGGGATCTTACCTCGTAGATCAGTATCTCGTAGCCTACACGAACCCTGGTCGCGAGGCGTCATCGATGACCAACTACACTCCTGGCGGATACACTGCACTCAATGGAGGCGAAGCACAGGTTGGTGCAGTCAAGGTCAATAAGGATGAGGACATGCTCATCAATACTCGTCAGCATGTTGACCCTGCGAATGTAGTGTCCCACCCATCATCCACTGTCCAGCAGGGTGTCTACCGCTACAACGAGCCTCTACCTCAAGATCAGGAGATCAAGAACATGGACCCGTCTATCCTCGACGCGTTCCGTTCGAACCCGTATACGCAGAGCCTCACAAGTGTAGCATAAGAACAAGAGGAACATGGAGGATACTCTGCAAAGCATTCTCTATGGCCAGCTGGAAATTGAAATTAAAAACCCTTCCCTCCACGACCAATACGAGATTTTACGAGCGGTGGTGGCAAACCCTTCTGCACACCGCCGACTGAAGGTGCGGGAGGGGGAACTGCATCCGTGGGTGGCACGACTACTGGAACGGGTCGGACAGGCAGCACCTGATTCGTAGCATACGCTGCTGCAAAACTACACACAGCAGCACCAGCGGTTAAAGCAGCAATCATTATGTATATGCTTCCAACAATTATGCATCTTGTGGACGATGGAACACTCATGCGTGTTCAGAACAATCTTATTCAATCCAAAAATATTCAAAATCTACATGGATCATGGTGGTTCAACATCCTGATGTTTGTATTGTTGATCACGGTCTTTGTTTATTTCCTGATGAACCAGTATACCTCTACAAAGTATATCATTGAAGCTGAGGCTACAAAGATGGACATTCCTTTCCAGCCCAATACGTTTAACAATGCCGTGCGAAATCGTATTGAGTTGTAATAAGTAATAATGCCCGAGCCCGATACAGACTCGCGACGCACGTCCCTCCTCAAATTAAAGATGGATATGGTCTATCGCGGAATTACAACTGCGAAAGCCGAGGAACGTTTTAATCAAAACGTATCGCCGCTTCCCCCTGAAACCCAATCAGCAGCAACAGCACCTCCACCCATACCAAACAAATGAACATCTTCTTCCTCCACCGATCTCCTCGCAAGTGTGCGAAATATCACTGTAACAAACATGTGGTCAAAATGATTGTAGAATCGTGTCAGCTTCTGTATACGTGTCATTGGTCGCAAAAGCAACCACCGACATTGATACATACCGCACCTGGCGGTGGATATAAACCAACACATCCTAATCATCCGTGTTCACTCTGGCTCTCAGAATCACTGGATAATTACCGCTGGCTCGTTCAATTAGCACAGGAACTGATCAATGAGTATCATTACCGATACAGTGATCGTGAACACGGTTGTGAAAAGCATCTCGACTGGTTGAGGACTGTTGAACCCCCTCTTCCCAACTTTGGATTTACCTCGCCTCGATGTGCAATGCCCGATGAATACAAGATCTCAGATGATCCGATAACAAATTATCGTGCATACTATCGCGGTGCCAAGAAACACATTATTCAGTATCGTAAGAGACACGCTCCTCATTTCCTGTGAAGTATAATAATAAGGCTAAGAATGGCGGACGACGTTTTTGGATATATTAAACTCACTGACACTGATGCTGTTCCGCCAGACGCACTTGTTCACTCGTTTGAACTTCGTCGTAGGGGTGAAGATCTTGTTCCATACATGCTTCTGATGGGCGAAGAGCCATCGACTCCCCACATTGAAACACTGAAGACTAAACAGGAAAAGCGGAAAGCCGAGCGTCGTGTTCTCACAAAAGGAAAGCAGGCGATTGAGGCAGATACAACAGTTGTTGCCGATGTTCCTACGACGATGGAGATACCGCTCTACCATTTTGCGTCGGATATTGAGACATTTCTGGACAATCCTAATGTCGTCAAGGCCTCGGATGTTCTTCCAAAGGAAAGTCCACTCCTACGTCCTCGCGCAATTTCTGATGCGGATGGAGCGGCTGAATTTGCATTGAAATCGGTGACTCCTGGACTTACTTTTTCACGTGCACGGGCAGGGTTCACGGACTTTTTCGTTGGACCTGTAGGCGATCGAGATCACCGCGTAGCTCTTCATGGATTTCTGACCCGCCCTCTTCCTATCAACATCAAAGGTCGTGGAATGCTGATTCTCCAGCCAGGATTCGAAATGGTCTCAATGCTCCAGGGTCGAATTGTTCCAAATGAAGTTCCGAAGGGAAAGAAGGTTCAGATGAGGATTCCGAAGGAACTACCTATTCAGAAGAAATTTGGAGCACCTACTCCAATCCCTGGATACTTTGAACCACAGGATCCTCAGAGTCTTGGATGTGGCCGTCATGCACTGAACAATCTTCTTGGTGGCAGTTATTTCGTGAAAGATGATGAGAAGGAGATTACCGATGGAAATGTTCAGTCACTAGAAATTCCCGTGAGCCTGCTGTCAGTATGTCGCTACTTGGTGACAAAGAAACAGGTTCTTGGAACAAACCCGTGTCCTGCAAATGAGAATTACGAAGATTCAGTGATGATGGGTGCCCTGCGTATTATTGGATACTCAGCAACACCTGTTATTCTCGAAGAGATTCAGGATACCTCGGTTGGATTTATTGCGAATGTTGGTGATCACTGGATAGCTCTACGTCGTAACGGGGATACGTATGACCTCATTGATTCCCTCAAGGAGGAAGAAGCACCAACAAAGGAGACGCTCACACAGATTCGGGAGAAGGCACAGACTGGAAAGTATCGATCGATTATCAAGGTTGAGTTTGTGGGATCATTCATCAACCCTGTTCCTGAAGAAGCACCTGTAGTCGCCCCTACTCCCGCTCCCGCTCCCAGTTCTACAGGTATACCAATAACTGCAGAGTCAATTATGGAAAGTATTATGGGTCCATCTGTCGAACCTATTCCTATTCCAGGCCCTGTTCCTCCTGCATCTCCCCGCCTTGCGCCCGATGAAGGACTCACTCCTGAAGAAAATGATATTGGTCAGCGTGCTCGTGACGAGTCTGCGGATGCTGCACACAAAGCCATTCAAGGTATTCCTGGCGGCCCTGCTCCCGCTCCCGCTCCTGCTCCCGCTCCCGCTCCTGCTCCCGCTCCCGCTCCTGCTCCCGCTCCCGCTCCTGCTCCCGCTCCCGCTCCTGCTCCCGCTCCCGCTCCCGCTCCCGCTCCCGCTCCCGCTCCCGCTCCTGGCAATGTAATAGTTGATACAGGGGTTGTTGTTCCTCCTGCTCCCCCCCAACCAGCAGCAGAAGAAGCAGAAACAGATGATGTCTCGTTTGGAGAAGATGCACGCGCAAATTCTGCAGCTGAAGCTCGTAAGGCGGCTAGAGGGTTTTCAACGACAATTCCTACCCAAGTATCACCCTCATCTTCAGCATCAGTATCGGCAAGTATGCAGAAGACAACTCTTCCAAAGTCCAAAGAACCCAAATGTCTCAAGGTTCAGGGAACAGTAGACGAACATTTCAATGAAAATATTCACACGGCGATCCGTGAGTTTATTCGCACGACAAAGCCTGGACTTCTCAATGCCGAGAACGAACAGAAAACTCTTCAGCACCAGCCGCTGAATAATTACTTACAGGAAATCCAGTCGGAGAAGAGCGGGAAAGCGTATACTCTCCTCCTTCCTACCCGTGAAGGTATGCGGACACAGACAAACAGGAGTGTGGAAGCATACTTTACTGGCTGGACTGTTCCATCCGAGTGCACGATGGGTGGAGATATCCTGAAGATCAGTGTAACCGCTGGAACTCCCGATGGATCACACCCTGCTACAGGGTATGCAGTCATCAATCCAACTGTAGGAGGTGCCTCAGGGGTTGTAGAGTGGGTGTATTTTAAGTTCGAACTGGCGTATGCGTGAACAGAATATAGCCAGTCGCATACAACCATCCAATAATCTTGAACCATGACATGTAGGGCGGCATCTCTAGCAGGACAAGAGTGCTCATTGTTGTAAAGATCATGTAGAGAGCATCAACAACTAGGACCCACTCTGCTCCCTTCATGGTGGAATATGAGAACATTAAATCAATGATGGAATTACGCCCCTTCGGAATTAGGGGGACTACAACCTGACTGAAAAAGAGATCGTGGGTCATTTGAATAGCCACCACAATCACTAGGAATGCTACTAGATTGAACGGTCCACCAATCGCTGACGCTACAATTTGGGCAAGAACCATTCCAATCACAATGGAGAGGACGTCTAGCATGTAGGCTACCAGACCAAACTTGTCATACCATACGCTGATAGGAGCATCAGGTTCCGAAGTGTATCGCCATACAAAGAGACCGATTGTATCAACTGCAATTGCTGAGGCAACAATGGCAAGAAGTGTGCGAGCATCCCAAAATTTACGGATATCCTTCATTCTATTATATAGAGTAGAGAAGAGGATGTTCGTTGTTCTGGTTGGAGGATATGCGAACCAACGCGATCGGTTTTATGATGAGATGGATAAACATGATCAGCAGATCGTTTGGATTAATGACAAGCGGTCATTCTACTACATTGCTGACCTCTTTGTGAATTTTGGAGAAGGTGCAAATATTCCCATGGGTAAGAAGTCAATTACATGGAGTGGAAATAATACTGAAACCCTGCAGCGTATCTATAAAACTCTCGTTCTAGAATAATGTTTGACATCCTCTGGATATTCGGAGGATTTCTCGTCGGCATGATTGTAACGACCATCTTTGTTCCTCCACGAACATCCAAGAAACTGGTCCCTGACATTCGCAACCCCGATATGATCATGCGGAACCCTAAAGTAGAGAACGGATGTTTTCGTGCCGCCGCGTATGAGGTCCAGTGCACCGACGGTATTGATTTTCTAAATCAGTAATGTAATAATAGAAATGGAGATCAGCAAGGTCTTGAAAAAACCCGAAGCAAACTACTTCTTCTCGTTTGTGATTGGGCTGGGTATTGCAATCCTGATGTTTCATCGTCCCCAGACAGAAGTTGATGTGTGTGCCCTACCTATGGATGAATTGAAAAAGATGGTCACGAGAGTGGATGGGAAGTGCTATCGTTATAAAGTAGAGGATGCGTCGTGTCCCGACGCGAGACTTTCACTCTAGATACTATAAAGAAATGGACGCTACCCCTCTAGACCAGTTGATGCCCCCTGGGGGTTCGCAGCAGCCTGCAATGGCTCTGCCGTCCGCAACAACATACCCGCAGATGGTGACCCCTGGAACATCGTCCGCCATCTACACTCCTCCCCCGCCGTCCCAGACTGCTCCGATGCACCCTTACGCTGCCAAGACTGTTCTTAAGAGCATTATGACATATATCTCCGTCTTTGGTGCGGTGTTTATTGTCTCTCTCACCCAAGTCCAGTCCCTCCTTCTTCGTTACATCCCGAACTCGTATGCAGGTTCGGGAGTTGTTTCGCTGACGGGTGCCGCGGTTCTCGCAGGTCTAGGCGTTGTTCTGGTCTACATTCTCCAGACTCTTCTCCAGCCTCTGGTGTAGTGTAGTAAAATTCATATTCGCAAATCTCGCGATGCTATATAATGTCAGAAGTGGTAGAGGCACTGATTGCCCCCTACCGAACCCGAACTCGGGGACCAGCATACGATCCAATCGCAGTGGTGTTTGATCGTATTCTTCTTGGACCTGGGCCACATATGACTCCACGCTTTATGCGCATTTATTCTGTTACAAACATCATCAACTGTGCAGACGATACAGCATGTCCCTTCTGGGCCCGTCGTCATCTGGGACCTCGGTATCTGAGTCTGGGAGCGGAAGATACTGAACAGACCGAAATCATTCGGGATTTTTATCCAAAGTTTGAGGAGACAATGGATAAGTTCTTGAGAGATCCACAATGTCGAAAAGTGTATGTTCATTGCCATGCAGGAATGAATCGGTCGACCACTCTAGCTATTGCCTATGTTCATCGGCGTTTCGGTATACCGATGATGAAACTGATTGAGTCCGTGGCCCGACAGCGACCGTGTATCCTCACCAACCCTGCCTTCCAGCGTCAACTGCTAGAATTTGCGTCTCATCCGAAGAAATAAGAAGAAGCGACTAGCATGTGGGCAAGTGTTCAAAGTTCCATTCTAGAAGTCAATGATAATCCTGTTGGTGCCGTAAATGCGGGAATGGACAAGGTTTTGGGTCCATCCTTTGATTACCTTCAGACTATACAGTCTCCTGCGCAGAAGGGTGTTTCGTCCGATGGATCGTTTGACCAAGTATCCACCAATATTGGAGCAGTATCTGGATATGTGGGAAATCTCATTGAAGGTCCTAAAGTTGGAAGCCAATTTTTTCGGGATACAGGCGGATACTGCAAAGCACCTGGTGGAAGCGTTGTGAAGCGATCAACGTATGTCAACAATTATCTGGGAGGGGATGATGCTGCTGGAATTCTTGGTCCCAGTTTTCAGAGGGCAGTTCAGGGATCAGGACTTGATGGTATTATTCCTGGTATGGGCGGTGATCTTGCGTCTATGAACCCCCTCAAAGTTATGAATGGTCTGGTGGCCGATGGAGTTCCTCCATGCCAAGCATTCACGTGCCCTGTTGTTGATACGAATGGAGGAATCAATACATCCGACACCCAATTTCTAACTCCGCAGTTAGAATTGAATTTGGGTCTTCCCCCACCTGGAGCAGGATGCCGCATTGCTGCGAATCAAGCACAATTTGAAGGGCCAGCTGCAAAGCTTGTAGCAAAGGAAACTGCCACAGAAAAGTTTGCCGATTATGTCCCCGATAATTACTATTCAACACCGCTCATGAAGCTTGAGTATGCAGATCCCCTTGCTTATGCTTTATGGGGAGTTGCTCTAGCATGTATTGTTGCCTACATTGCCACGAAATAATGGCTTACACAGGGTAAACCCAGATTCATAATAGTTTAGTAAGATGTCTTCGGATGTTTTTAAGGTGAAGAAGTCTCGGGAAGGAGGAGGAGGAAAGCGAGATCAGATTGGAACGCTGGATTCTCTTCATGAGCGCCACATTGATGAACTTCAGCAGAGAACGACGGATGAAGCCATCGCAGTTCTCGACAAACATATCCACCAAATCAAGAATGATCTGTCTGGAACATTTAACCCTTTCGAATTCGGCGATGTTATGCGCTCTACGCGACTACAAAAAGATCTAGAGATTCTGGAAGATGAAAAGGTTCGGGCAGTTGAAAAGTATGATATTCAGAAATATTACTTGGATAGTGGGGATATCATGTTGGATTACTATGCACCTGCAGTAAAGAAAACTGTATCAAAACTTGATGTGGGAGGGGCGCTTTCGGGAACATTTGATAAACTGTTTTCCGTGACTGAAACCGCTGCGGGTCCATCCAAGAAGAAGATGTTTGACGAATACATGTCCCGTCGAGGGTTATCGAACGGTCTGAATATTGCCGAGAATGCGGACAATATCAAGAAGATGTCAGAACACTGTGCGCCCTGTAACATTCCGCGAGAGGAAATCACGTCAGAAGGTATTTTGGTCTGTCCCAAGTGCGGGTCAGAAGAGTATGCCCTTGTAGTCTCCGACTTCCCAAGTTTCCGTGATCCACCGAAAGAGCGAAATAATTATGCCTACAAGAAGCAGAATCATCTCAACGAGATTCTCAACCAGTTTCAGGCAAAGGAGAGCACAGAGATCCCTGACGACGTGATGAATGAAGTGATTTGTGAAATTAGGAAACGGCGTATTGAAAATATTGCGGTTCTGACTGAACAGAACATTCGCGAGATTCTCAAGAAGCTGGGACGTAACCGTTATTATGAACATGCTGCGCACATTCTGTCACGACTGAATGGGAACCCTCCTCCAACAATTACACCTGAGATCGAAGACAAGATTCGGGCAATGTTTCAGGAAGTCCAGGCACCGTATCTGCTCTACTGCCCCGATGAGCGTCGCAATTTCCTGTCGTATTCCTACATCATTTACAAGTTTCTGGAGCTGCTGGAGCTGGACGAGTATAAGGTCCACTTCCCGCTTCTCAAATCCCGCGATCGTCTGATTCAGCACGATGCTATTTGGAAGAAGATTTGTGAGTATCTGCAGTGGGAATTCATTCAGAGCATTTAAGAATACAGGCTCTGGTAGTGTGAGGATATGTAGACGGCATTGGTGTATCCTAGTGCATGCAGTTTGTCCGTCGCCATTCGTGCCCGATGACCCGTATTGCAGTAGGCTAGTATATGTATTTGTTTATTTGGGTATGCTGTGGGCATCCTATCCTCCAACTCTGAACTCTGGATGTGAACGGATCCAGGGTAAAAACCGAGAGTGTTACGTTCAAGAGTTGTTCGAACATCCAATATCAACTCGATCTCTCCCCGCTTGATACGATTCCGTGCCTCTTCCGAAGAAATTCGGTGGGGAGAATCAGTTGCGTACAAATACGCTTGGTAGATAATTATAACACCAATCAAGCCAAGAACTCCGTAAACTGCAAAAGTGGCGGGTTTCATTCTTATGTTATCCTTACACTGGAAATTCATTCAGAGCATTTACATGTGACTCCTTGGAATACCAACCATTCTTTCCGTTGTGAACATCCATAATACACTTGAAGACATATTCATACTTTTTGCCTACCTCGAACATGTCATACAACTTGACGGCACGTTCGTGGATATACTGGCGATCAAACTTTCCATCTATGGCAAGTTGGACGCCCATGACATAATCTTGTAGTGTATGACACCGAATTCCAGTCTTAAGATTCTCCACCGTCTCTGTCTGAGCACCATAATCTTGTGTTAATACTGGAGTTCCACACATCTGAGCTTCTACCGCAACACCACAAAAAGGCTCAATAAACATTGTGGGTGCTAGAAGAGCCGTGAGGGATCCCAAATACTCTCCTCGCTCCTTTCCCGAAATCGGAGGTTTGTAGACAATATTGGGATACTTCATGAACGGTTCAGGATTTCCTTGGCCACAGAGAATGAACTGGACGTGAGGCATACGTGACGCCACTTCCATGACGACATGGCACCCCTTACCATCGTAAATACGACCGAAGAATCCTACGGTATTCAGTTTGGGTGTCAGAGATAAAGGCCAGTGACGAGAATCAAAGTAGTTCGGGACAACAAACCAGTAATTCTGTCCCCACTTCCCTGTCTTAGCAAGTTCATGATGCAGCCATGCATAACTCTCAAAAATCCGATAGTTGCGCGTCGAATCGTTGTATCCGATGCCGCTCTCGCACACCACCATATTGACATCCCTGAGCGCCCGATCATGAGAAATACCGAATGGGACACATACAATGTCCGTAGCGGGAGAGCGATAGTTTGCTTGGAGGATGGGACGCAGACGATCGTTGAATTCAATGTAGAGAGGCGTTGACCAGTTCCCCAAGTCTCCAATAAAGGATTTGTGATCAGCCAGATGTTTTACTGCATCATCGTGTGAAATCTCTGGATGCAGAAATTTATAGGACTGAACACGAAAGAAATCCCACTCGTCCCTAGTCATCAACTGAATGTCTCGAGTTGCTCCAGTCGTAGATCCTTCGATACCGTA